GAGAGGCTCATCTACTCCCCCCCCCCCCGAGAATCGGGGTGTGGCGGGGAAGGCCGGCGCTCGACTTTACGGGGTGGAGGCGGGGTATCCGATCACCTGCACGGCCCACGTGATCGTGCCTGCTGATCCGATGAGCGCGGTCGCCGCGACGGAGATCTCGGTCATTGGGCCGGCGAACGGGTGAGACACCGTCGCGACGGGCATGATCGCTTCCGACACTGCCAGTCCGATCGGTGATGCTGTTGCCACGTACCCGCGCGCAGCGTCGATCGGAATCGGTAGTGTGACGGTCCCTCGCCCACGCGAACCGACTGAGGTCAGGAGCTGGATGTTCACGACCTGTATGACGGGTCGATCCTTGAGGATCTTCATCTCCTGCCCGACCCGAGTGGCGAGCGCGGAGACTCGCGTCGCGAGACTCATCGGAGCCCGCCGAGCTCAGTCCGCGAGGTAGACCATCGTGAAGCGGACGAGGGTCGCCTGCGAGGGAGCCGTCTCGAGCTGGAGACCGATGACGCCAGTCGTTCGCATGAAACTGATACCCCCCCCCCGAAATTCTGGGCGAGGCGAGGAGAGGTGCGGCGATGTAGGTGTCTCCTTCGACCCGTGGTGGGCGGAACTGGGAAGGCACCGGATCCGAGATTCCGGGCGTCTGCGTGCCCAACGGCGGTACAGTCACCTCACCGTGAACGATCGTCACGCCGGCCTTGGTCCGAGCGCGCAGCATCCCTGCGATCTCGGGACGCAGGTAGGTCCTGAGGTCGGTCCAGCCGGTGTCGTGGAGTTCGGCGCCGATGCGCTGCGCGAGCGCGGCGACGCGGGTTGCGAGACTCATGATGGTCCTTTCAGATGACGACGGTGATCGTTGCGAGCGCTGCACCGTCGGCGAGTCGGCCGGCGATCAGGGTCGCTTGCGGTTCCTGGATGCGGGGTTCCCACTCGGCGAGCGCGTGTTCGATCTCGGCAGCGTCGATTCCGACGGCGCCGAGTTGGTCGACAAGCCCGTAGTCCGGGAGCGCGCCGCGTTCACCGATGACGGTCGAGAGCAGCGATCGGGCGGACTGGGCGAGCTCAGCGGGACTGTCCTGCTCGAGCGTGCGGAGAGTGCCGGTGTGGCTCACCTCGAGCGGGAGCCGGAGAGTGGCAGCCATTGGGCCTCCTACCTATCGACAGCGACGATCCACGGGACCGCGCCCACGAAGACGAGCAGCACGTGCATGCCGGCCGCGAGCGCGCCCGTGGTGGGTGTGTATGCACCGCGGCACGGTCCGACGGGGTGCTCCGCCGGTTGACCAACCGGGGTGGCGAACACGCCTGTCTCGGTGACCGCGGTGATCACGGCGGTGACGGGGGCGAGGGTCACTGCGGGCGGGCGTCCGCGGATGACATCGTCGATACTCACGCGTTCATCGCGTTCTCGAAGATGGCGACGAAGTTCGTGTCCGTGTCGCCAACATCATCCTTGGACGGGACTCCGAGGCCCTGGCGTGCGAACGCGGGAGTCTCGCCGCCCGTGCCGCCTTGCGTGACCGGCAGGATGCCGACCACGCCGGGGCGCGGTTGCGTTTTCAGCGGCGAGTCGACAGACGTCGACGCGAGATTGACGAGCATCTGCGGGGCGACCTGCAGTCCCGTTCCTCCGTTCCCGATCTGCAGCGGGACTCGGAGGTCGAGAATCAGCGCCCAGCCGGCGGCGGTTCCGTCCGTGTTGACGAAGAGCCGCATCCCGTCCGTGGCGTACGCGAGCCGCCCGGGCCACACGTCGGTGAGGTTGGAGATCTCCAGCGCCGTCATCGACACAACACCCGGCATCTGATCGATCGCCTCGGCGAGCTTCTCAAGATCGATGCGGGGCTTGTCCGGGTCCGTGGATTCGGGGTATGGGAAGCCCTTATCAGTCGTGGTTGCCATGATCATTCCTCCACATCGGCGTAGGTGCCCGCGGTGAGTTCCGCCTCGGCGTAGGTGCCCGCGGTGAGTTCTGCCTCGGCGTACGAGAACGACGGGTAGAACACGAAGTCGAACGTCATGCCCGCGGGCCGGTGACGCTCGGCGAGGTCCCGGATCGTCTGCTGCGTCGTGCCCACGGCGAAGTCGGACTCGTAGACACGGATCGTCGCGTGCCATGCACCGGCGTCGCGTTCGTCGATCACGACGCGCTTCTCCGCCGTGAGTGCCGACCGGATCGTCGCGAGGAGCGCCCGGTACGTGCCCGTCACCCACGCCGCTCGCGACCGGATGATGTCGCGCTGCTGCGTAGGCGTGAGAGTCGGGTCGGGCCGAACGCCGACGAGCTGCGCCAGCCACGCGGGCGCGTTGCCGTCGATGTCGAACGCGTTCACCCAACCACGGCCCGTCGGGGCCAGAAGGGCATCTGTGCCCGCGACGGGCCCCGTGAGCGCCTCGATGAGCGGTAACAGCAGAGGGCCGGCGTTGCGATTGAAGCCGGCGCCGAGGCCGGCTGCGACGCGTTCGGCGATCATGATGCCGTCACCGTGACCGTCGCCTCGAGAAGCGCCCCGGGTCCGGCGAGCGCGACGTCGTCATCGCCGCCGTTGATGGTGATGTCGCCGATCGCTGCGACGCCCGGCACAGTCGCCGTGACAACGGCGATGTCGAGGACACGCAGCGTGTCGCGTTCCGTCCACGTCGCCGGGTCGCCGTCGGTCGTCCCCCACGCTGCGGGTGACAGGGCAGCCGTGAGCGCGGCATGCACGTCCTGCTCGACGGCTCCCGCTTCGAACGTCGAACCGGGCGTTACCGTCACGGCGACGTCGACCGGGGTGCGGGTCGGGTCGATGATGTGGAACACGAAGCCGACCTCCCGGATCCGCTCAAGTGCTTCTTGCAGGCGGGCCTTCTCGAACGTGGCGAGGTCTTCACCGGTCGGCGCGACGGGGATGATCGTCACCGTGCGGTCAGCTGGCGTTGCGGGATCGGCCGGGTCGTACCGATCGAGGGCGAGCGCGCGAGCGGTTCCGGATACCGTCGACGCGAACGTCGCCAGGTCCTCGGCCCGCACACCACCGGGCTTGAGGGTGCCCATCCATGCGACAAACCGGGCGAGGAACGCGTCGAGCGTCTCCGCCCCTTCGCCGCCCGCAGACGGCCCGGTCAGGGTCGCTGCGATGAGGATCGGTGAGACGGTCTGGATCGACGCGGGCTCCCCTGCCTCGCCGAGGTTCCATGCGTCGCCTACGTCGGACGCGAGGAAGTCAGCTTCGATCACGCCACGCCAGTACCCCTCGAATCCGGGGGCGGTGGCAGCAGTGAAATCCGCGACGAGGGTGACCTGCTTCGGGACGATGAACGCCCGGTCACCGACCGCGATCGTGAAGCCCGCCGGTACGGTCACCGCACGCGAGAACGGGGCCGAAGCGGTCGAGGGCGGCAGCTGCGCTGTGAGCTCCACACCGGGCAGCACAGCACGTGTGCCCGCGATCGGTTCGAAGCCGAGCGCCGTCGCGACGCCCGCGGCCGCATGGTTCGTCGCTTCCACCGCGGCCAGGTTCACCGCGGCGAGCTGCACGCCGATCTCCTCGGCGAGCGCGACCTCGACTGATCCCTCGCTCGGTGCCCATCCGGTGATGCGTTCCGCGATGCCCGTGAGGATGGTGCGGATGATCTGTGCTTCGTCGATGGGGAGAGGTAGCGGTGTCCAAGCCATGCGTCATGCTCCTAGCGTTCTGGGGCGGGTCAGCCGGACTCGGCCGGCGCCGGCCTGGGGAAGATCACGCGTCCACTCGGAGACGACCCATCGTCCGTCAGCGGGGCCCGTGCCGTGAACGTCGACGACGCTTCCTGCGTCGATCTGCCATGCGGGCGCGACGGTGAGGGCGGCTCGGTCGTTCGGTTGGGCGACGTCGAGAGTGAAGTCGATATCGCCGGTCACGGCTCCCGACGAGTCGGAGATGCGGGTCGGGTTGCCGGCGAGGAGTGCCGCGTCGGTGGTGACGATGATGCGTTCCCCGTCGGAGAAGGCACGGCCGCCAAGCTTCGCAGCAAGCGCGGCGATCTCTTGCCAGGAGGTTGTTGGGTCGAGGATCGATCGGCCGGCGCCTTCGATGTGGATCTGGCCGATGATGGGGTCGATGGTCACGGGGACGTCTGCGTCGGTGCAGAACCGGTCGATGAGGTCTGCTGCGGGGATTGCGACCTGGTACATGATGCGGTCGGTGTCGCGGCGCAGGCGGGCGATGAGGGTGTCTTCGTAGACGAGCCTCACCCTGCCCGCTTCGCGGCGGATCGCGACGAGTGACCAGTCGCGTCCCTCGGCGTGCGCGATGCGAGCCTCGTCGAGTGATGCCTTCCGGAACTCGTCAGGCAGGGCGACGCGCAGCGTTGATGCACCGACGATGGTCGTGTGGACACGGGCGGCGAGCGCTGCGGTGATGAGGTCTCTTCGCTGGTCGCCCGCGAGGGTGGTGACCGTGACGTCGGATGGTTTCACGATCACCTCCCCCGTTGGTTAGCCGTTAGGACGGGTTGTCTTCGCCGAGTGCTTCGCGGAGTGCGGCCGCGTAGCCGGCGGGTGTTGCGGACCCGTACTCGGTGAGGGTGACGGTCACGTCCTGCTGTATGCGGGCGCCGCGACCGTCCGTGATGAACTCTCCCCATTCGAGGGCCGTGATCACCCACTTCGTCGATGCGGACATCGACGTCGCGAACGACCGGACGTTGCCCGACACGCGCACGAGCGTGGGCGGGTTGTGCTCCCGATCAGGGCGGTACCCCGACGAGGACCAGTCCTCGAGGGATCGTGCATCACCGTCGACGGTCTCCTCGTACGTCGCCCCGTACCGGTCGAACCGGAGGGGGAGCCCGAGGGTGCGGAGCGGGCGTGCCGTCCACACGAGGATCGGTTCGCGGAGGTTGCGGCCCACTTCCTTCCAGCCGCCCGCTCCACTGCCGAACTTCTCCTGTCCGATGAGTTTCAGCGACAGGCGGGGCCGGCCCGGGAGGAGCGCCGTGATCCGGACGTTCGGGTCATAGATCACAGGCGCGCCTCCTCGTCGGCGGACTCGTCGAACACCGTCTCCGCGAGGACACGGCCATCGACGGTCACGACACGGACGATCGTCCGGTCGCCGGCGCCCTGCCCGACCGACACTTCGACGTCGTCGAGCGACGACGCGATATCGGCCGAGCTCAGCGCCGCCATCTGCGGCACCTCGGGGTACACGTACCCGTCAGCGCCCGGCACGAACAGTTCGGGCACGCCGCCGTCGCCGACGATGTATCCCTCGCCGGCCTTCACCGGCCCGCCCGTGGCGAGCATCGGGAAGACACCGCCGTCGGCCATCGCGAGGTGCACGTGGTTGTAGTGCTGCGCCTTGACCGCCGGCGACCAGCCCGCGAAGGGCTGACCGTTGAGCAGCTGACGGTTACCGGCTGGTGTGTAGATCAGCTCCGACGCGTTCGGGAACATCGCCGCGATCTTGTTGAAGGTGTCCATCGTTGCCGGGATCAGGTCGATCGCACGCCCGAGAGCGTGGTACGACTGACCGCCGTTGACGGTCGTCGCGCCCGGCCGATAGTCGGACGTCTTCACCATGCCCGGGAAGGCACCGTGGACCTGCGCCCACATCGCTTCCCAGCCCATGCCCGGCTTCCCCACCGACGCAGACTCGCTGCCGCCGGAGAAGAGATCGACCATGTTCTCGACGAGCTGGATCGGGAGCTCGCCGAAGAACCGTTGGAAGATGTTGCCATCGGTCCCGATCAGCGGGCGCAGGAGCCCGTCGACGACGTACTCCTGCACCGCACCGGCGGGATCCGTGATGAACTTTCCGGCCACCGCGGCCGCGTCCTTCACACCCTCCCAGACGTTGCCCGCCACCTCCGTGACGGTGCTCCACACGCCCGACGCCCAACCCCACACGCCACCGTCCGCGAAGCGTGCCGCATCGAGCGACCCGCCCCGGGCGGCAGCGTTGAGACGGTCGACGCCCGCGGGACCACCCACAGCGCGAGTGAACTCGGGACGCATGATCGCCTCGCCGCCCGACAGGGCCAGACGGCCCGCGGTCGGTGAGTAGAACTCGTGCACGTCACGGCCCGGCGTATAGCCCGGCATGACGCCACCCTCAGCGAACTCGACGAGCGGTGCCTTCGGGAGCTTGAGACTGTCGAGACCGATCGCGCCGACAACGTCGTTCCAGAACGAACGGAGGCCGTCGTTCCAGATCGTGCCGAGCACGAAGTTGATCGGCACCGCGGCGGCCTTCTTGATGCCCTCCCACGCTGCCCCGATCGCCTCAGACCCGACCTCGAATCCGCGGACGATCAGTTCGATCCCGTGCCGGAACGGCGCGAAGATGTGCTGATCGATCCAACTCCACGCGGCACCGCCGATCTCCTTGATCCATTCCCACACCGACGAGAAGCCCTGCGCGAACCAATCCCAGAACGCGGTCCACTTTTCGCCGAGGAATGTGAACGATTCGCCGAGCCACGTCGTGAAGCCCTGCCATACCTCGGACACCCACGCGACCACCGAGTCCCAGTTCATCGCGAGCGCCACAATGCCCGCGACGAGCGCGGCGATCCCGAGAACGATCCACGTGATCGGCGATGCGAAGAGGCCGATGTTGAACGCCCAGACCGCGGCCGTCGCGATACCGAGCGCCACCCCGAGGATTCCGAGACCGATCGCGAGCGTCATCGCGAGCTGCGGGTTCTCCGACAGCCAATCGGTGATCGGCTGCAGGACCGGGAGCAGTCTCTCGCCAAGTTCCATCGTGATGCCCTGCCAGGTGCGGCCGAGCTCCTTCCAGCCCTGCAGCGGGCCGCTGTTGATGGTCTCGTCCATCTCATCGGCCGCGCCCTTGAAATCGCCGAGCGCGTCGGTACCGCCCTTCAGTGATTCGAGGAAGCCGGGGATCTTGTCGGTGCCCAGATCCTCGAGGGGCGTGCCGAACAGAGCGAGTGCCGCTTGCGACTGCGCGGCCGGATCCTCCATCGAGAGGAGGCCGCCGATGATGTCATCGAACGCGCCGCGCGCATCCTCTCCACCCGCGAGGATCCCGGCGGTCATATCCTCCGCCGACAGCCCGATCGCGTCATACGCTTCGACGGACGACTTCGACATATCCGTCGACCGGATCGTCAGCTCCTTCAGAGCATCACCGGTCTTATCGATTCCATACATGCCCTGCTCGGCACCCTTTGCGAGAAGCCCGAAGGCTTCCTCGCCGCCCAGGCCGAGCTGTGAGAAGAACGGTCCGTACTCGTCGGCCGCATCCATCACGTCTTCGCGGACGTTCTTGGGGACGGCCTGCATGCTCGCGGTGAGGAGGTCGAATGCTTCCTCGGCGTCGCTCGCGAGCCCGGTCTTGAGCATCTGCCCGACGACCTGGGTGACGCGGCCCGTGTCCTGCTCGAACACCTTAGAGAAGTTGAGGGCGTGCTGCGACATCTCGCCGAGCACCTCTTCGGAGGCGTCCCCCATTCCGTCGATCGACGACACGACATCGCCGACGACGTTCGTCACCTCGGTGATCGACTCGCCATACGCGGACGAGTACAGACTCCCGGCAACCGAACCAACACGGGCGGACTCTGCCTCGGTGAGACCGAGCTGAGCCGTCACCGTCTTCGTCGCCCCGCCGAGCTCGAGCGACTTCACGATGCCATCGGTCAGCGCCGTACCGACTGCGAGACCTACCCCAGCAGCAGCGATGCCGAGGCCCGTGCCCCACTTCTTGAGTTTGCCCTCGCCGCCACTCAAACCGCTGTCGAACTTGTCGAGCCCCTTGGCGACATCACCGAGGTGCGTATCGAACGGCAGGAGGCTCCCGAGCGCATCATCGAGAGCCCCCGTGAACGAGGACATCTTCGCGGCGCCGGCCTTCGCTTTCGACCCCGACGCCTCGAGTTCCTCGCCGACTTTGCGGGCCTTCTTCGCCGCGGCCGTCGTGCCCGACGTCCGAAACGACAGCAGGACCACGCCCGCCTTGGACTGCGCCACGAAACACCCCCACTGTTACCGGCCGTGAACAACCTTCGAGAGGTTCTTCGCCAGCCACTTCGTGATCCCCTGTGACGTGAGCGCAGCCATCTTCGACGCGAGATAGTCGAGACGGCCGCGCTCACGCTCCTCCTCGATGCGCGCCTGTTCCGTCATGATCAGATTCGCGAGGCGGAAGTCGTCAGGCTCGAGCGCGAGAAAGGCGAGCGGATCATGGCCGTACAGCGAAGCCACCGCGGCCGCGCGCACGGCCGGGTGGCCCTTCAGTTTCCCTCGTACTCCTCGACGGCCTCGGCCTTGGCGAAGCCGCTCCACTCCGTGAGACGACCCGCCGTGGCGATGATGTCCCCGTCGGTGAAAAACAGGCTGCGGACAACATCCGCGGCCCGCTTCAGCTCCGGCTCGCCAAGGTACTCCGCGAGCTCAGGACCGAACTGCAGCCACTGATCAGGCTCACCGATCGGCTTGCCCTTCGCATCGAGCTCGAAGACACCGACCGTGCACTCCGCGAGGATCGTCGCGTTCGCGAGCGCAACGGCGTCGGGGTGCTTCGACGACTTGGCCTTCTCCAAGATGCGCTTCATCTGGCCGGCGTTCATCGGCCGGTAACGCACATACACCGCCGGGTCCTCATACCGAGGAACCTTCAGATCGAGGTGCAAGCTCTCCTTGATCTTCGCCCGCTGCGCACGCAGTGCAGCGAGACCCGATGCCGGCGCCGCCGACACCTCCCCCTCGTGCTCGTCCACCGAGGGCTCGTCGAACGACGTCTCGAACTCAGACATCACACCACCCCCACGGCGACCATGGTCACCGAGATCATGCGCACGTCGTCCGAGTTGGAGTCGACGTCACCACCCGTCACGGACGACAGGCGGCCGCTCCACGTGGTCGGCTTCCCGAACGCGACACCATCGATGTCCGTCGGCTGTTCCGTGACCTTGAGGATGCCGCGGCCGATCTTCGACCGCAGCACGCTCACGACGTCGATGTCGCGCTTCTGATCCCACCGGCGCGTAATCGTGACGTCGGCGACATCGGGGCGCCCCGCGTCGACGACCGGATCCTTCGAGCCGCCCGGGCGGTACTTGTTGACCGTCGCTGTCGACTCGCCGCCAGCACGCGTGTCCCACACGCCGAGCGACTTGCCGTCGACGGACGCCGAGACAATCGCCTGAGAGTTGGTACCCATCTGCGTATTCCTTTCCTGGTCAGCTCGCGAGCGAGGTGACGACGTTGATGACGATCTGCTCAGCAGCGGTCGAAGCGGTCACCGCGACATCGGCGTGAACCTCACCCGCAGCGATCGTCTCGGGGGTGTTGTTCGTGAAATCGCAGACGACCGTGAACGCTTCCTCGGGCGTCTCACCGAAGACTGCGCCGGCGTTGTACAGCTCGAGGAGGTAGCCCGTGACGACCCCGCCGACCTGCGACAGGAGTATGCCCTGCCCGTCGATCGGTGCACCGAGGAACTGGTACATCAGGGAGCCGACCTGCGCGGAGATCTCCATCGTGAGACGGCCGATGTTCAGCTGACGCCACACGTCGTCGCCGCCGAGCGAGCGGAAGCCCGTGAGGGTGACGACGCCACCGACCTCGCGGATGACGTTCACGCCGGCGTCGTACAGGTCGTCAGACTCGCTGTCCGAGAACGTCGCCGATACACCGAGCGCGTTCCGGACCGTGCCCGCTGCGCGGTTCTGATCGAAGATCGGCGCCTGATTCGAGTGCCCGACCGCGGCATCGCCACGAGCAGCGAGGCCCGCAACGATGAGCGAACCTGGCACCGCACGCTCTGCACCGACTCCCGGCACCGTGGCCCACGGCGCGACCAGGCCCGACCGCTCCGCACCGGCCTCCGCGGCGAGCGCGGCGGCGAGCTGGGTGAGGTCCGTCGCGGTAGCGTTCTCGGGTCCGTCGAGGAGGCCGATGCGCTGCGGGTTTGCGGCGACGTGAGCGAGGATCGCGGAGTGTGCCGTCGTGGTCGCTTCGCCGGGGATGGTGACCTGGCCCGGCCCCCAGGACGGGGTGAGCTGGTCGAGGGCGCCGGCCCAGTCGGGGTCGGATTCCTCGTTCGGGGTGGTTGCCCGGACGATCACGACGGATGCGACGCCCTGTGCGATCGCGTCGCCGATCCACGCCGCGAGCGCCGCGGAGATGCCGGCGGTCTCTGCCTGTGCGGCGGAGGTGACGCGAGTGGGCGTGGTGGGGCCGGTGGTGCCAGCGTGGACGAAGAACAGGGTGCCGGTCTCTGTCGGCAGGCTGCCGACGGGGAGGTCACCGCTGATGAGGACTCGTACCTGAGGACGAACCATGGGGGTCTCCTTAGTTGGTGGGGATGATGTCGTGGTGGACGGATAGCAGCGGGGGCAGCGTGGTGCTGCCGTTGAGGTCGAGGGCGACGTCGACGATGACGTCGAACATGACCTCGGCACCGGCGATGGTGCGGGAGTCTTGCTTGGTCGGGACGAGGTCGTATTCCTCGCCGGCCCAGCGGAGGCTGAGTCCGGTGGCGGTCATGGGCACCATGACGGCCGCGGTGCGGATCACCTTCGCCCAGGCCGCGACCCTCGTCTGGGTGTCTTCGTGGTCCTTACCGCGCGTGTAGATTCCGACGGACGCTTGCCACACGCCGGAGTAAGTGTTGCCCGACCGTTCTGGGGTGGCGCCCATGCGAGGTGAGACGATCGCGACCGCGGGAAGTTTTGCGGCGCTGATCGCTTCGGCAGTGGGGACGATCTGCCAGGTTTGGATATCACCGAGGTCGGTTCGGTCAACGGAGTCGCCGTAACCGAGCCTGTCGCGTGCGATGGGAACCTGTTTCCGCAGGTGCTGCTCGAGCGCTCTGACGATGTCGTCACCGCCGATTGCGAACATGGGCTATCCCTTCGGGGTGACGCCGGCGAGGATGTCGCCGGTGAGGATCGCGAGACGTTCGCGAGGTGGGCGCGGGATTGGATTACGGCGCGGCATGGATCCGCCGAGCCCTTCCACGCCTTTGCGTCGGCCGGTGCCGTCCTTCGAGTTCTCCGCGAACCGGCCCGCGATGAGATAGGCCGCGTGCCCTGGCACTCGCACTTCGACGGAGGCTTTCTTTATCTTCGGCTTGCTCGTGGCCGCAGCTTTCAGGGCACCAGTGCGCACGAGCATTGCGCCGCGCGTCGACGCTGCGAGCGGCTTCCATTGCTCGCCGCGTGCACCGCCCTTGGACGAGAACACCTCGCGTTCCCAGCCCTGCGCGAAGCGGCTGATCGTGGCAAGGATCGTGGGACGGTCCTCGAGGTTCTTGGCCGCTTGGCGGAGGATCTCCGCGCCCATCGTCGCATTGAGCTCGGCGCGGAGCATCGACTTCGGCGGGCTCTTCTTCACCGGCGTCTTCTTCTGCGCCATGAGCCACCTACCTCCTGTATCGATTGCGGGCGTGCCACGACCGGATCAGCCGCCGATGCTCCACGGGGTGCGGTCGGTGCGCGGCACGCTCAAGGAGCACCCGCAGCGGGGCGGTGAGCTCGATGACCTCCGCCCCGAGCGACCGGGCCAGCGGTTGCACGTCGCGAGCCGGCTTCGCCCGGATGACCCACACGACGCCATCGAACTCGCGTGCCCGAGCGATGCGGCGTCGCCACTCGTCCGCGACGACGCCGAGCAGGTCGGGAGCGACGAAATGATGCCGCGGCGGGAATCCGAGGTCGGTGACGATCTCGTCCCAGTCGATGACCATGTCGTCCGGCGACGCGTGCTCGCTGATGTACGTCGACTTCCCCACGCAGGGCGGGCCACACACGATACGGAACTCGGTCATCCGAACGCACCGCCACGGATCGGGTCCGGGTACCGCCGCGGAGATGGGAACCGGGCGCGGCTCGCGCTGCCACTCGTCCCACCCCCGGTAGGCATGCCCTTCAGCATCTCGAGGAGCTCACCGAAGCGCTTCTTCAGGAACCACCCACGGCCTTGCTCCCCCGCCATCTGCTGCTCGGGGAACTCCGCGTACTCGATTGCCGAGCCGACGCCGTATGCGATGCACTGCAACGCGAGCTCGCGAGTAGTGCCCTGAGGATTCGGGCCCGTGACCGCGACGACCTCCGTCGTGATCTGCCGCACGTGTGCTTCGAACACAGGCTCAGCAGGCACGCCGTACGTGCGGTCGAGGACGCCCGGGTCTCGCTCGAGGAGCAAGATCCCGATCATCGGTTTCGTTATCTCCGCTGCGAGCCCCGTCAGCGCCATGGTTACTCCTCGGTGTCAGGTGCCTCGGTGTCCGACGACTTCTTGCGCGAGCGTCGCACCGTGGCCTTGACCGTGTCTGTCGCCGGTGCCTCGTCATCGACGGGCTCCGGAGCAGGTACGTGCACAGGCTCAGGCTCAGGCTCAGGCTCAGGCTCGGGCTCGTAGACGCGGATCACGTTGAACCGCAGCAGGCGGTCGATCTCCGCCTGCGCGACGCCCGCGGGAAGGTGCGTCGATGCGGGAACCCGCACCGGCACACCTCCCACGCGGACTGTGCACGCCACATTCGTGACGTACTGCGCCGACGAGACGATGTCACTCATCGTCATCCCCCTGCGAACCGCTCGAGTTGTTCGAGTCGTTCACAGGAGTGCTCGACGCCGGGTTGCTCAGCGTCGAGGTTCTCGGCGTCGAACGCGACTTGGCGGGCGCGGCCGTCGGGGCGATGAACCCCTCGCCGGCGAGGCGCAGCAGCTCTGCGTCGTCGACGTCGCCCGGGACCGGGGCACCGGCGTACACGTACGCCTGCGTCCGATCCTTGCGGCGAACGATCGTGAGCGCTGCACGCCCGACATACGCGTCAGCTACGGTCTGCTTCTTCGGTGCGCGCGCCATCAGACGCCCGTCACCTTCACCGCAGCGCGCGGCTCCTGCACCATCGGCACGCCGGACTTGCGGACCTGCAGCTGCCACCCGTCGTTCTCCTCGAGGCGGAACTGCTTCGACTCGATGCCGAGCGGGTCGGACACGTCGCCGACGTAACCGCCGCCGATGCGCTCGAAACCGATCGACCCGAGCGCCGAATTGTCGAGCACGAGAACGTCGGTCGACGAGGGCAGGTGCGTGGTCTTGAGGATCGTCAGCCCGGCGATCTCGACGACGTTGCCCTTGCCGAGAATGTCGGGGGTACCGACCGCGCCGGCGAATGTCTTCGCGATCGACGCGATCAGGCGCGCCCACTGCGTCGGCTTCGCCACGACCGTGTTGGCCGTGTAGCCCTCGTTCTGCTCGTCGATCTGCGCGCCCGAGAGCAGCAGGTCGAGGAACTGATCGGCGCCCGTCGCGTTCCACTGGGCCGCGGCCGCCTGCGTCTGCGTGACGGCAGAGCCGACAGCGGACAGGACGATCGAGTCGAAGTGGAACACTGCCTTGTTCGCCATGCGGCGCAGCTTGCGCTGCACGACGTCGAGGCGGTTTCGGGATACGGCCTGGTCCGAGATGCGCGATGCGAAGCCGCGATTCACGGCCTTCACGAGGGACGGCGTGCCCTCTTTGTCGTCGATGAGCTTGTACTCCGACAGTTCATCGACGATCTCCGGGTCCTCGTCGACCATGATCGGATCGTCGGTCTCGACGATCGCGGCGCCGGATCCGGTCATGTCGACACGGCCGGTGAGGATGTGACCACCGATGAGACGCTGCAGCGCGATGTCGCGAACGATTCGGTTCACGAGCGCCGGGTTGTTCATCAGGTAGTCGACGGTGTACCGACTGCCGTCAATCGACGGAGCGGGAGGTGCGTAGGTAGGCATGTGTGTGGCCCTTTCTCAGCGCAGGAACTTGACGGCGATATCGGCATCCGCGTCGCCAGCGGCGAGCGCGATGCCGATGAGGGTGGTGGGGTCGTCGGTGCCGGCGGTCGCGGCAGCGATCTTGCCGTCGGCTGCGGCCTTGACGTAGTCGCCGACGGCGATCGTCGAGGCAGCGATGAGGTGCTGGACGCCGCCGCTGTAGACGGTGACGGCCTCGGTCTCGACGACGTCACGTGCAGCGACTCCGATGACGGTCGCCTCATCGGCGCCGGCGGTCGCACCTGCTGCGGTGACGAGGCGACCACCGGTCAGATCGGTGGTTGCCGTGATCGTGATCGCGGCGCCCGGGTCGTGGCGGGGAAGGTATGCGCTCATCGTGCTGCTCCGTTCGGGATGCCCATGCGGCCGGTGAAGTGGGCGTATGCCTCGTCTTCTTCCGCGGTGTTGGTGACGGTCTCGCCGTCGGCGTCGTAGCCGACCTCAGCGACGGGGATGGTGTTCTCTGCGAGGCTGTCGATGACCGCGCGGGTTCCCTCGGGGTCGGCGTCGTAGAGGTTCGCGAAGTGCTCGCGGCGGGCCGCTGCGAACTTGCCTCGGGTGATGGCGCTGTCGATGTACCGGTCGCGGGCGTCGACGCGCTGCTGCTCGAGGGCCTGCACGCCGGCCTGAGCCTGCGAGCGAATCTCCTCGAGGGTCGATGCGTCGATCGTGACGACACCGTCGGGAAGGGCGGGCTTCGGGCGTGCGGCGACGGCCGAGGCGATCGCCGTCTCGTCCGCGTCGTCGGCGAGACCGAGGTCGGCTCGCATCTGGGTGAGCTGGTCGGGGCTGAATACCACGGCCGTCTCCTTTCCTGTTGGGGTTCCGGACGCGGACGCGGCCGGGGTCAGTACCGCCGCGATGCGCAGGGGCGTCGCGTCGTTGAACTCGTGATCGTCGTCGTCACCGTCGGGGTCGACGGTCTCGGTCTCGCCGGCATCGGGGATGATGGCAACACGGTCGGCGAGGCCGAGCTCGACGGCAGCGGCCGAAGTGAGCCACGTCTCCTCGGCGAGGAGCGCAGCCCAGTCCTGCGTGCCGGCCTTGCCCTCGTAGATCTCGACGAGGGTCGCTTCGAAGTTGTCGAGCGTCATGGCGACTTTGCGGAGATCGGCCGCGTTGCCCGCGGCGAAGGACCACGGTGAGTGGATCATCATCTGCGTGCCCGGGCTCATGACGGTGTCGTCACAGCCGGCGGCGATCACCGAGGCGGCGGAGGCGGCGAGCCCGTCGACGACTGCGGTGATTGTTGCCTTGTGTGCACGCAGCATGTTGAGGATCGCAACCGCTTCGGAAACCTCGCCGCCGGGCGAGTTGATGCGGAGCACGATGCTCGTGACGCTGTCAGGCAGCTCGTCGAGCACCTGGCCGATGTCGTTCGTCGAGATACCGAACCAGCCACCCCACGAATCGATCGGCCCATACATCCGGATCGTCGCGACGGATCCGCCTTCCTCCCCCGCGGGCGCGGGCGTGGTGACGGCGTTGAAGAACTCGGCCTTGTTCTTGACCGGCGTGCGGTCACCCCAGTACCGAGTCGTGCTGTTGTACGTCATGCTTCCTCCGGAACGATCAGCGGCTTGAACCGTCGGTGTCTGTAGCGAGCAGCGCGTCGCTCGCGGGCGGCAGCTCGAGCGTCGAGCGGATGAACCGTTCGAGGTCCTCGTCCGGGCGGATCGCGCCGGACGAGATGAGCGACGAGATCGCAGTGAGGATCGCGCCCTGGCGGGATCCGATCTCGTCGAACACGACCTTCGGGGCGGGCTCTTCTGGCCCGTAGTTGATATCGACGAGGTCCTCGACGATGTGCCGCGTAGCGGTCTCGCGGATGTTCTCGGCGACAGCCTGGATCGACAGGGTGAAGAAGTCCGCGAACGTCGTCCCGAGAGCCCAGGATCCCGTCTGGGAGCCGAGGTTCAGGAAGTGCGCGAGCACCGATCGCGAGATCTGCTCGTCGTGGTACTTGATCTTCTCGAGGATGTTCGGGAGCGTGCCCTCGACACCCATGAGCTTGAACGATGCGTCTTTCCGCAGCGACACACCGGAGTCGTCGCCGGAGCGCACCTGGGTCGCGATGTCGAGGCCAGCGTCGATCTCGCCGGGCTCGTCCGTCGCCGCGTTGTACACAGGGATGCCGAGCCCGTTGCGCTCGACGACCTGCGCATCGACGCGGAGGAACTGATCTTTGAGAAGCACGTTCTTGTACGCCGGACGGAGCACGCTCTCGCCGACCCAGTTCGCGCCCTTACGGCGGTTCGTGTAGACGACGAGTCGCGATACGTCGAGCTCGTTGCCGGGCTTGCTGCCGAAGCCGACGAGCGTGCCGAGGGGCGACAGTGCGGAGTACTGCGTGATGCCGATGAGGCCGCCGTCTGGGGCGACTCGCCATTCCGCGATCGTGCGGGCAGGACGGTAGCCGAGCTTCCGTAGGTGGAACAGGCCGTCGCCGCCGTCCTCGATGGACCGGGGGCGGTAATAGATCTGCTCGAACACGGCGTGCCCGTACTGCAGGTGATCCGGCACCAGGGTGCTCAGGTGCTCCGTCCATGAGAACCGGCCGCGCGTGCGGGTTGCCGGGGCAGCACCGCCTTCCCCGCTGATGGGCAGGCCGAGGTCGGCCGCGACGTGCGCGACAACCTCGGGGCGGCAACCGGTACCGTCGATGCGCCATCCGGTGCGCATGATCGGCGTGGCGATCGCCGAGAGCACGCTCGATACCTGCGCGTCCTGGCGCACCATGTCCTCGAACACGTCGATGGACATCGGCCACTGCAATGCCGGTGTGCGCTCATTCGTGAGGTCTGTCCACCACGAGGTCGGTCCGGTGACGGCGTAGCCGCGCTCACGCGTGGCTGCCGATGACGGCACGAACTCCGCCTTGACCTTCTTCGCCTGACGCGGGATTCCACGAGGTCGGGGTGCCCTCATACCTGCCACCCCTTCCATGGGTCAGAATCGCGCCGTGCGCGGATCGAAATCGCGCCGGATGCGCGTGTTGAAACGCCGAGGCTCGGCGGTTGATCCGCGAGCGCCACGATTGCTGGCGAGCTGCGAGTACCCGCCCTTGCCCTTTTTCTTGACCTTGTCGAGCATGTGAGCGGCCCACGTGGCCGCGATGATCGACGACGAGTTGTCGGGCGTCGAGCGCTTCCACGTGGTCGCCCCGCGCACATCACGAATGTCCGCGGCAGCGACGGCGGCAGTCAGCACGAGGCCGCCGCCGTGGTGGATGGTCGGCTCGTCGGCCGCGAACGCGTCGAAGATCTTGCCCCACGCCTCGGTGACGTCACCGACCTTGAGCTCGTGCATCATCACGCCGGCGTCGCGCAGCGGCCCGATAAGAGTGGCGGCGGGGCCTGCCGGGTCGATCGCCACGCCGAGGTTGTCGTGTGTCGTGGTGAGGCGCTGCAGTTCGAGCACCGCCCACGTCACGCCGAGTTCCTCAGCGATGACCTCGATGTGCTTGTCACCGTCAGACCGCCAGCCGGCGGCAGTAATCGACGTCGACGACCGGTCGGGCCGCACCTCGACGGAGAGCATGATGGGGCCGACCATCTTGGAGTGCTCGTCCTCGCCGGCTTCCCAGCGACGACGGGCGATGATCCAGTCTTCGCCTTCCTCGCGCGGGTAGTCCCCCACGCCGAGGCGCTCCTGCCCGAACCGGGTCGGGTCGAGGCCGGCGCCCATC